CAATCTTTATAGTATAGTTGTAACTTTTAAGACTTTCGGTTATGTATTGTTTTAGACTACGCATAGGTATCCTTTTTCTTATATATATTTATCTATTTATGATTTTTATTTGCATTTCGTAAAATGCAGGGGGAGTTATTGTACGCCGCTAGCCGCACCGGCACCGTATGTAGTTTGCGCTAATGGACCAGTAGTAGTTGCAATTGCGGTGTCATTTGAATATGTTATTCTACTTACAATAGAAGTTACAGGGTTACCTCCAGTAAACCAACCATAAGTACTATCTCCGACAGCTTGCATTGAATCACGACCAACAGACAATTGACCTCTTATACTTGCGGTTGCGGTATCATTTGCGTAAGTTATCCTTTGAACCGTAGAACCTCCTGGATTGCCACCTGCAACCCAGCCATATGTTGTCCCGTCACTAGATCCAGCTATATTATATGTTGCCGCGTTTAATGGTCCACGAACACTTGCTGTTGCTGTATCATTTGCATAGTCTATTCTATCTACTAAGGTAGTGAAGCCAGCGGCACACCAACCATAATCTTCAGTGCCCACTGATGCAAGACCATACCTAGCGGCGCTAAGTGGTCCTCTACTAGATGCAGTTGTAGTGTCATTTGAATATGTTATTCTATCTACACTAGACCTAGTAGGGGGTTTGCCACCATTAAACCAACCGTAAGTGCTGTTGCCTGTTGCACCTGTCCCGCCCATAGCTTTTGCTAAACTTAATGGTCCTCTAGATGTAGCCGTTGCCGTATCTGTTGCATATGTAATACGATTAATCTTAGATGATACTCCTCCAGAGTAGCCCCCGCCAAACCATCCATCAGTGAGTGTACCTACACCTGCACCTTGAAACACAGAATATGCCAACGGTCCTCTTACACTTGCAGTTGCAGTATCTGTTGCAAAAGTTATACGCTGTACAGTTGAATATCCCGGAGTTCCGCCTGCAATCCAGCCTGCTGTTGGAGTTGGTGGAGGTGCCAACGTAGCTGTAAACCCACCACCACTAAATGTAAATGCTCCACTAAATGTTACTGACATATTTTTATTCCTATCTCATTATTTATCAGATGATTCTTTACTGGCCAACATCTTAAGCAACTCGTTGCGGTCTAAAGCTTTACCCTCACCAACTGGTGTATTCTCTATCTCTTCGGCTTTGCCAGCTAACTTCTGGTCTAAACTGGCTTTCTTAAGCTGTAAATCAATCATCTTTAACTTCTTATTCAATTTAGCAGTCTTTGCTGTAATAGCATGACCCAACATGTTACTAGCAACACTAAAAATCTCACTACTAAATCTACTATCAACTTGCATACCCAAATCACTTAAATCTTTAAAACTATCTACAGCCATCTGTGCTAATTCATCTAATTCATTATCACTAGCATCTAATCCACGTACTTGTGGCAATGCATTATCAATCTTCTCTAAAGCACTTAGTGCATCGGTTGTTATTTCACGTGCATTTTCTGGTATAGGAATATGCAAGCTGTCAATCTCATCTTGTGGTAGTTCAAACAATTCGGTTAATTTTTTCGTCATACAAGTATTTAGTTACTTGCTTCTACCATTATAGAAAAGGTCATTTTCATTAATTACTCTAAAAGTTAAACCATTCTGTGAACACCATGCACGTGCGGATGCCCATTTAGCGTGATTCACTGCCACAATAGCTTGGTCTCTAGCACTAGCTGTTCTGCTTTCAATTAGTGATTGTTTTTTTGGTTTTATTTCAACAAGTTCAGCTATTTGTTTTTTATACTTATTTTCATATAAAACTAAAAAATCCGGAACATATGTGCTAGCTTTTCCGGTTAAGGGATTTCTATATGGAATTCTAACCGATTCACTTGCCCATTGAATTATACTTGAATTAGAATCTAGGAACATCATAAATGTCAGTTCCCAACCACTACGATATCGTGGGATATGTTTACCTACATATTTTTGAACATTTTTTGGGGTGAATAAACCTTGAGCAAATTTTGCCATGATTATTGCACGATATTACGTGCTACAGGTTGATTTGATTGTGGTATTGTACTAACACCATACAAACTAGTTTTAGATTTAAAACTGTTTAGATAGTATGATATAACTTGATTCATTTGCAATTTATTAGTACCTTGGATTTGTCCTAACAAATCTAATACAGGTATCCCTGTTTCTTGTGATATTCTGAATAGGAATGCAGTAAAATTACCAGCTATGGCTTTAGTAGCACATACTGTTTTAAAGTAACCATTAACAATATCAAATTCATTACCATTTACTATCATGTTAAATGAGTAGAAATCGTCAAATATTTTAACGGTTAAATCAGTTGATGTACGGTCGTCTATAATTCTTGCCATGATATATTATTAATTTATAGGAGGAGGAGTAATTGCTCTACCATTTGCTTGCTGTTTTTGATTTGGTGTAGAACCAAATATAGGTAAATTAAACAATACATTTCTTCCAGTATTATTTAGTGGGTTCATTATGGCGTTAGTAATACCTGTTGTTATTTCACTCTTAATAGCTTGTTTCAAATTCATAGTTTTAAGAGTATTATATGTAGCACCTGCTTTTTGTATAGCACCTAAAATATTTGGTTGTTCGCCAGACAAATCGTTAATAACTCCGCCGACACCATCTACTAAACCACCTTGACCTAAAATACTTGCTTGACTACCCGGACGTGTAATAGGACTAGGTACTCTATCGTAATGGTCAGCAAGACCGAATCCAGCAACTATGTCACTTGGCTTTGTACCATCTATTGCACCTTGAAAATACTTAACAGTTTCATAATCCAATGTCATTACATTTTCCATTGTACCATTACCTTCAGCATAATTGTAAGTATCATGTGCAAATCTATTGATAATAGGATTAATCAATGTATATGCTACATAGTTATGTTGATTGAATCCAAATATAGTGACATTTTTAAAGAATGGTATTTTAGTTTGACCAGTACCAACTTCAGTATATCCATTAACAGTTGTAGGTGTTTCTCCTACATAGCCCCAATTAGTATCACCTGTAATAGATTGTGAATAGATATTTCTTGAATTATAATTTGCATTATTAGGACTATTAGTACTACCAGTACCTGTTTGTTGTGCTTGTCTTCCTGATACCGATGCTACTGGAATACTTGCATCTTTATAATAATATGTATAGTAATTATACCACATATTACGTATTAAATTGCCATTGTCATCATGGAAATTAATATCTATGGGGTCGTATTTTATTTTTGTTTGAACAATACGTTTACGATTGTATTGATTCATTATATGTGTATCAAAACTATAGCTTGGTAGTTTCACAGATTTAACTGCTAAACCAAAGTTTGCACCTTGTGGCAAACCTACTGCATATGCACTTTGATTGATTTCAAAATACACATGGAATAGGAATTTAAACTTAGGTGCATATTGATATGCATTGGGTCTGAATGTCTTACTAGCATGTGTATAATCACGAAGGTAATCGTTGCCGAAGAATCCTCCGGCAACGTCTTGTGCAAAGTTTTGAAAGAACCCAGACATTTAATATTTAAAAAATATTAAGTTATAGAACCAATACCAGTAGTTGATGCACCACCAAACGCACGACCAACACTTGTTCCAACACCAGATGTTAATGGTGATTGAACTGCATTGTCATAACGTATAGATAATTGAATTGTTACTACTTCATTTGCGCTATATGCTAAGTTATTATAATTAGCAGACTGTAAAAAGCAACCATAACATTCCCATGTTTCTAATACGATTGGTGCATTAGTTCCATTACCACCATCTAGTATTTCAATATTTGTTTGGAACTTATAATCTTGACCTGTAGCGGCTGATGCTTGTTCAACAAAGTCCATTTGTTTCTGTAATTGTTGACCAACTAATTTTGAAACACTACCAGATGCATCATCTCTAACATTGATAGTCAAAGGTTGCCATTCGTGTCTACCTGCCAAATATAGTGTAGAGTTATAAATTGGTATATTTATTTCACCAAAACTAACTGATGGGCGAGTTACGTCAATAACTTGCTTAGTCAACTCGTTTGTAGAAGCACTAGTACCTAAATTTAAAAAGTTAACTCTAAATCTATACTGTAGTTTGGGCATTAGCAAGCCCTGATTTCCGCCAGCATTATCAGATGCTACGGTCATGTTAAACAATGATTGTGAGGCTATTGCCATTTTTTTCTCCTGTTATTAATATTTATCTTTATAAATAGATACCCCTTTTGGGGTATCATATTTTATTATTGTCCACCAAGCTCGCCTGTGTTCAATATACGAACCGGGATATATATGAATTCAGCTGCCTTAACAGGCTCAACTGCAACATCAATCCATAGTTCATTTCTATCGATTCTTGCCGGTGTGTTGTTACTTTCGTCACAAACTACAAGATAATCATATAGACCGCGTTTTGCAACTAAATCAACCATCAATGTTTCTACAACACCTGCGATTTGATTGCGTGTCAATGCATCATTAGGTTCAAATACAAACGGTCTTGCAGCCAATGTTAATTGTCTACGTATGTAAGCAATTAGTCGTGCAACGTTTGTTCTGTCTAACGCACTTGAACTGTTAAAGCTTGTTTTGTTACCATAATTTAATAAACCAACACCTGTGAAGAACACTAATGGGTTAATAAAGTTGATATACAATACATCACGTATACCTAAACGTGTCTTAATTGGAATAAATTCAGTAGTAGTACTATCAACATAACCAATACTTAATGCATTGTCAATTGTACCACGACGTGTACCAGCTGCCGCTAACCAAGGATAAGCAATAGTATCATTACGTAAGAATGTACGTAACATCATATATGATGCAGGAACCGCTACCTGATTACCTGCTAAATCTGTAGCTAATCCACTTGGATAGAATAGACCCATGTAAGTATTACGTGATACTAATCCTTCTTCACCTGTACTAGCTGCACCAGCTTCGTTATTAGCCCAAGCTTGAATTGCAGTAGCACTATCAGGTAATCTCATTGGTGTATCACCTAAGATATAACCTGTCTCACCACGATCTGAATTCAATGCTATCATACCAGGTTGTAGTTCTGGATAGTTAGGTGTAGCTAACAAATTAAAGAAGTTATCTTCATCACGTATTGATGTGTTAGTAGCGATTGCCGCATTCAATGCTTGTACAACCATTGCACGTTGTGCTTTACGACCCATGTACGGACTACCATTTGTTTGATTACCACTTACTGTTACCCAAGTATCAGTATATGTAGGTAATGTTTCATCTGGGAAATCTGTATTATTAAAATAGTCGGATCTGTACTGTTTTACATTATAACCACTACGGCGTGTGTTGAATAACAACATACCAGATGGATATAATTCTGGATCAGGTGAATCTAAATCAACATTGTTACTTACTAACAAACTTGTAATTGTTGGTATAGGATCATCAACTGGACTAATAGTATTTTGATTACTAGACCAACGTGCATCTGCAAACACTACACCTGTACTACTTGTTTGATCTGTATTATTTATTAATACCCACTGATCAGTACCGCTAACACTTTGCCAACGATTAATTACTGGATAATTTTCTAAATCACTAGTATCAATCCACAAATCACCATATACTAATGCTGTACCATCACTTTGTACAGTAGGTGTGCTAGATGATATGATAGGTCCGTTTGGATCAGTTTCGTTTGTACCACTTGGTAGCGGGAAACCGTTACTATCATAATCTCTGTTACCATAACCATACCATTGACCTGCATAACCAATCATAATATCAACTTGGTCTACTACACTGTAGAACCAGTTAGTATCATTAGCAGGAGCAACAGATGGTTCACCTTCATTAGAAATGTATGTGAATTCAACCCAATTACTTAGTTGTAAAGTAAATGATACTGTAGGTGTACCTGAGACATATGTTACTGCTGTTACGACACCACTAGATACTGCTGTAACTTCTACAACTAAATTATTAGTACCGGCTTCTCCACCTAAGCTTGCGCCTGAAACAGTAATAGTATCACCTACTGCGTAACCACTTCCGCCTGCTGTTACACCTGCCCCAATAATTCTATAATTACCGTAAGATGAAACAACTGACAATGTTGCACCAGTTCCTGAACCTGAAGTAGTTAATTGTGCTGCACCTGTAAAGGTCCCAACAGCATAAAAACCATATTTTACACCAGTATCGCCTATCGCAAAACCTGCTTCTGCTAGTAAACCATTAGATACACCATCACCTACAAATGAAGAATTTACATAATCATTTAAAATAATTTCTCCACCTGTAGTGTGTGTTAACTGAATAGCACCGTCTGTTGTTACTGTAGCAGAGGTATATGGTATATTGGCTGCTTGCCATGCTGTGACAAAATCAGTAGCATCACTGTTGTCAGCTAATGTGAAATTATAAGGGCCTTCTACTGAAGCACTACCTGGAACAGTAGCATATACAGTCATATAATATGGACCACTAGTAAAATCAGGATTAGTATTAGTACCTGTTACTACTGTTGGTCCAGTAGCTATTCTTTCCCAAAAGTATACAGGACCCAATGCTGTTTCCAAATCATAATCATATTGAGAATATATTGTCCCAGCTGGAATTGCTTGACCACCAGTTGCATCTAAAGCTGCGGTTGCTGCCCAATCACTAGTATACAAACCTACAGTTTTATTTTGAAATGTTTGCGTAGCACCGTTAAACACGGACATTACTGGACTTAATCCATTACCTGCTGCACCTACTTTAATCCAAACTGAACCAGTAGGACGAGGAGATGATTGATTGGCTGACCATAATGGCATTTGAGCACTAGTACCATAAAGTATAGACGGTTGATAATATGTACCGGCTGCAATACCCATATCAGTTAATACAGTACCTGTACCAGCTGTAATAATGATTCTAGGAATACCACTAGATGCTAGTTGATTAGAGAATATACATAATTTACCACTACGTACTTCTGCTGCCAACCCTGCCCATCCTAAACCATTAATTAATGCGGCTATACCTGTTACAGTGTTACTAGACGCTGCCGGAACTGTAATGGTTGTTGAAAATAATCCTGACATACTAATAGTAAATGTATTACCAGCTGTCAACGTAGGATTTGAGGTTGAACCCTGTACAGCTGGAATATCTAAATTCCAATCCGCTGTGCCTAAAATAACCCATTCATTACTTGTTGTTTTGTAAAAATATGTTTTATCTGTTATATCAGAAGGATAACTTGTGCTTTGTAATGCATTTACTGCATAATCACCAATATTACCGATACTGTTATTAGGAATTCCTGCAGTTAAATCACTGGTGTTTGTAATAACAATAGGAGTCTGTAATGTGAATTCACCGGTAGTCTGATTAAATTCATATATACCCCATGTACTTGTAGTAGTGTCTAACCAATATGTGCCGTTATCTGGATTACCAGTTGGACGACCTGTTTGACCAACTAAACTAGCTAAATCAATGTCAGCACGTAATACATAACAACGATTTGTTACACCTAATGTTGAGTAGGCTGCTAATAAACCATATTCATTTAACTCATAACCTTGAATTGGTGTACCATTTGTCGTTGTATAGAAGAACGGTGTTCCATATAAGTTTACTAAGTCTCTCTGACTTGTTACTTGGAATAGTTTGTTTGCGTTAGCTGCTGTAGTTGCGGCTGCTACACCTGTTCCAGATGCATCAGCTTTGTTTTGTGCTGTTGCTAATAGAATAAGTGGTACGGAATTCGTTGGGGCTGGAAGATATTGACTCTGGTCAATGATTGATACTTCTACGCCTGGAGATGTTAATGCCATTTTATATTTCCTTTATGTAAAATTTTAAGGTTTACTACCTGTTTGCATACTAATATTTATCAAATACCTTTAAAAAGACATAGTTACCGTGCCTTTGAAGGTTTTATATTAAATACACTATGAGACCTATATGCAATACTTGCGGAAAGAACCACTGCGCTGTTAACTATAAACGGCTAGGAATAACACACTATAGAAGTATATGTGATGAATGTGGAAGAAAGAAAAATAAACTTAAACCAAGAACTCCTAAATGGAAAACTAAGGGTTATAAGAAAAAAACCGCATGTGATTTATGCGGCTTCAAAAGTCTATTCACTAGTCAAATTACCGTCTTTCATATTGACGGTAATTTAGAAAATGCTGACTTAATTAACTTACGTAGTATCTGTCTTAACTGTGTGGAAGTAGTTAAAAAGAAAGAAGTTACTTGGAAACGAGGAGACTTACAGGTTGACCACTGAGTTAACCTGTTTGTGTAAATCATCAATTGAACCATTATTGTCAATGTAATAATCATACAATAAGCCAACACTAGAATACTCACTAGCATGAACTGCATAGTTACCTAACTCTACCATAGCTTTTAGTCTTTGTTCGCTACCTTCAGGTTCATTGTTGTAATCAACTGCCGCACTATACCAAACTGGTCTTTCTCCCCTACTAACTCGCATTGTAATGCCACCTACACTTTTAATAGAGTTAACTTCATTTGCAAAACGACAATCTGTAATCACAATGTTTTCATCAGTTTGACGTAGTTTATTCTCTACACTAGCAACCCATATATCAGTGTGAAAGTTATTACGGCAAACTTCTGTTCCCCAGTATTGCAATACCCATCTAGGGGTGATTTCCATACCTAATCTTTCACTCCACCAGTCATCACGCTTTTCACGCCATTCACGGCTAGATTTAGTTGAACCTTCTAATAAATCTCTGTTCCAACCAAATACTGAGGCTACTGCATCTTTTAATGATGCCGCAAAACTAACACGTTTAAATCCATGAAACGTACAAAGATAGTCGGCAATTGTATCTTTGCCGCTCGAAATTAGTCCCGTAATTCCTATAATAATTTTCATTCTCCTTTATGTTTACATTTATCTCCATGCCATCTAGAATAATTCATATGGTCTACTTCTTTTAAACAATGATAACACTTAAGTTTAGGTGCCGCAAGCTTTTCGGCACTTTTTTTCTTTCTTTGTTCTTTTGAATGTTGTTTTCCAAAGAACCCATTCTTTTCACCTACATTAGCTACTTTCTTTTTTAATTCAGTTGCTTTCTCTTCACCGTATAGTTCTTCAAAAGTTTTTCCTTTATTAAAGGGGATACTACCTTTTCTGTTTTTGGAAGCACTATCTTTCCATGCTTTTGATTTTGGTCTTGATGCGGCAAGTTTCATTAGTAATAAAGAATCAGTTGAATGTTTTTTGTCCTTAAAGGTGCCTTCTAATCCTGCATCTTTTCTTTTTTTAGCTCGTTCTATTCCAGCCTTTTTATAATTAATTTTTGCTGATTCTGGTATTTCACTATTCCGCAATTCTTCAACTAACTTAGCATACATCCTGCCAGTCACTCTTTTTCTTTCTTGTTTTGGTCCCATTAATGTAGACATACCTAATGCTGCCTTTAACATCTTATGTTTGGCGGGACCTATAGTCATTTTAGGTAACAACAAATGGCATACTAAATGTTCATGCGGTGTTAATTTTACTAAATTAGAAGGATCATTTGGGTTACCTTCTAACCAACCTAAAGATCCTTGTCTCTTACGCTTTAAGTAAAATGATTCTGGTATAATATGGTGTTGTTCATTGGGTTCTATGTGTCCCCTAGAAATTGCGTTATTTACAATAGCATAATACCAATTGGTATATTTATTTTGAAGGAATATATCTGTTTTCATAAATATATTTATGCGAACAGGATAAGATAAATATGTTACTATTAATCATATGGTAACTCCTATAATACATATTGTACTACAGGAGAAATATAAAGTAAACAGTTTAGGTTATTTTATTTTTTAAGATTAACCAATGCGTCTTTTATGCCAGCTTTCTTTAAACCAGCATAACGATGATGACCATCTATTATATCATATTTGCCGTCCGAACGGGGAGATACTACTAATATACCTTCTTTATCGTCCCAATCTGGTGTGCCTGCTCGTTTAGCAAATATATCAACAACATCTGGATCCATTTGACTCAAATCATATGAATCTCTTGTAGGGACTAATTTATCTAAACTAACTCTAAATGATTCAATAATGAACTCAGTAGCTCTCATTTAACCTTGTACCCATGTCAGAGGCTGTGATCCATCTACATACCGTTTTAGTTCTTCAATTAGTTCTTGTTGAAGTTGTTTACTTTCCGCTTTCATTGCCGCACCATTCAAACTTGTGCCTCCACCCGGACCTGCAATACTAGCAAACTTCTCACGTGCTTCACCAATGATACCTTTTAATGTAGCAAATACCCAATCACCAATCCAAACACCAGTGTTCGGATCTTGTAATAATACTTCTTGTGTTCTTTGTACATCAGCCCAAATTAAGATTCGTTCTCCTGATCCTTTTGGATCACGAACAATACGCAATACTTTAGTAACTGGATCAAATGTATAGATAACATATCCACCAAACATTCTGGCAGCTAGTTCAACGTATCCTGCATAAAAGTCATATGTTGCCATACCACCTGCATAGTTATAGTTTAACAAATAGGTGTTAAGAATAGCACTACTAAATGGATCAAAACTACTGCTTGATGGACCTGTTTCTAGACCAACTGTTCTACGAAAGATAGAACGTACATTGATAAATTCACTAGGAAGTGTATAAGTATCTACGTTTTTTTCTACTGTGAAAAGAGTATATGATTCTGCTGTAGCATTTTGTGCCCTTTGACGATATACTTTGATGGCATAGTTATATGCCGCTTCGTAATGTTGCGGGTCTAGTTCTAAATCAATTATTCCGTCACCCAAACGATATCTAACGTTTTGGAATAGTGCTTGTTTTAATTCATCTAATGTTAGACCTGAGGGGGTTGAGAGTATATTTGCAGACATAATTATTTCCTGATAGTGTATTTATCAGGAAACTATAGTCTTGTAACCTATTATGCGAGTCCGTAACTTGCTGCCGCAAGATAGCCTCTAGCAGTTCCAACACCTGTAGTATCAGTAGCTACTACACCTGTGTTTGATACCAGGTTTGTTACTGAATATCTTGTAAGTCCGGATGAACCAAAGCCAAATATAGCTTTATCGGTGCCATAGCCTGCGGCGGACAAGCCTTCTCTAACTGTACCGACACCAGTCGTATTAGTAGCTACTACACCAGTATTTGAAACTAAATTAGTTATTGCAGTTACCGAACCAGTATTGCCATATCCAAATATAGCTTTATCAGTTCCGTAACCCGCGGCAGCCAGCCAATTCCTTCCAGTACCAACCCCTGCTGTATCAGTAGCAACTACCCCGGTGTTTGATACTAGGTTGGTCATTGACTTTGGGACAAAGGTGGCATCAGTACCGTAACCAAATATAGCTTTATCAGTTCCGTAACCTGCGGCTGCGGGAGATTGTCTAGCAGTACCTACACCTGCGGTATCATTGGCTACTACACCTGCGTTACTTACTAGGTTAGTTACTGCTGAAAAGTTACTAGCATATCCAAATCCAAAAATAGCTTTATCGGTGCCATAGCCTGCGGCTGCTGAACCGGTTCTAGCAGTACCAACACCTGTTGTGTCTGTAGCAACTACACCCGTGTTTGCGACTTTGTTGGTCATTGATACTAATCCACCACCGTTTTCTCCGTATCCAAAGATAGCTTTGTCCGTTCCATAGCCGGCTGCCGCTAAACCGCTTCTAGCAGTACCGACACCTGCAGTATCAGTGGCAACTATACCGGTGTTTGATACTAAGTTGGTTATTGAAACATACGTGCTACTAACACCATATCCAAAAATAGCTTTATATGCAGGGGGTGGGGGAGCAGGTGTGATACTCACCCCCTGACCAATTGAAATTCCTTGTCCGATATCCATAATATGTTATCCTTTAACATATTTATCAGATATCACCCTCTTTGCGATTCTCACTATAAAACGCATCAAAACTGCCACCGGGATACCTACTCTCTAACTTACGAACATTCTCAGCAATAACTTCATTCGGGTCAAGATTCAATGCCCGACAAGCATTAATCCAATACCACATAACATCACCTAACTCACGTTTCAAATGAAACACTTCTGCTTCTGTTAATGGTTTACCTTGAAAAAACATCTTCTTGGGCACTTCAATAAATTCGCCACCTTCAGCCGCTAATCCTAAACAAGCTGTTAGTAACAACGGGACATTGATATCAGGACCATGTACTCCATCACCAATGTAATTACTATCAAGCTCATCACAACGATCCATAAACGTAGTTAAATCATTGCTTGCTTTGCTTGTTACAGCTTCTACAAAATCTTTGTATTTGTTTAAATCAATGTTTTGTGACATTATTTTCCAATCAAGCTGTATAGACCTGATGCTAATGATTCTAGTTCAGACTCACTCATGTAAAAACTGTAAGTTGAACTCATGTCAACATCACCTTTTTTATCTTTAGTTTCCTGAATAAACTCAACTGCATAGAGGTCACTAGGATTAATAGCTTTCCATTGCTTTACCCGCAATCTAAAAGCTTCATTATCTTTAACTGTAAATTCTTTTATTTCCATAATATTCTCCTTAAAATGCTTTCAAAATAATCATATCTTGATTAAAGCGACCATTAGGTGTTGTGCTAACTGCTTTAATATCTTTAAAGTATTTACGTGCGGCTGGCTTGCTACCCATAACTTCTTTAATCTGTTCTCCCGGCTTACGCAGGGTTTTAACTTCACTTTGTGCTGTATCAAA